ACTCTTGTTTTTTTGCGGCAATGCCTTCGATTTTCTGCTTGTACGTTTCATAAATAAAGAACGCCATTCCTTCGGAATCATGGCCCATATTCTGTAAGCTTTTGCGCTCGATTAAGTACAAATAAGGCTGTTCTGTGCTATCTGCGCCGATAAACGTTAATCCATCTAGTAGAACCTTGTAAAAGATTTGCCCGGCAAACATGTCCAGGCTGTTACCGTTTCCGTCAATGTTAGTTAAGACTTGCTGGCGTTGCTCGTCGCTTATGCCGTCAATGCGGAGGATTTTATCCGCACCTTCAAACAAAAAGCGGTAGCTATCGCCTATTATTTTTGTGTAGCCATAGCAGTTAGAAAGCTTTATGCGTTCGTCGTAATGGCTTTGCGTTTCGTACTGAAAGCGCATTAAATAGGGGTCGCGATAGCCGCCTGTGCTTTTCGACATCGTGGCGTTATGGCCCATCTTGCTGTACTTGATCTTGTCCAGCTTCCCGGACGCCGCATCATGGATAAACTTTAAAATATGGTTTATTTCGTGGCGGTTGTAGTATTCATCGTTTAAATGTTTTTCTTGTATCATAATAACCTCATAGCGCAACTTGGCGCATAAATCCTGACCTCATGTGTTGCACCGCAAGGCAAAACGACATTACTATGTCATCATGCGCTCCTGACGGCGCGTTGTATTTTACGCCGGACATTGATTGCTCGGCTGTGAATATAGATAATTCATGTATAATTTCTGGATGACTTGGAAAGCTTATTTCTTCGTTTTCTAGCATAACCATAAGACTTTCGACCATTTGCCGCTTATTTTGGGCATTGAATCGAACGCCTTTAACATTGATCCCGGCGCGCTGTAAAGTTTGCACTATCGGATCGCCGACGCCCGTTGCGTCGATAATACAGAATGCGTTGTTGTAACGCTTGGCTGTCTCTGCTATTCGGCGCTGCTGAACGGACCAATCGACCTGGTTAAACCTGTCAATGTGGACAAGGTGCTTCCTTGACATATCCCATACAGATATAACGGTATAGTCAACCGTTCGCGCAAGGTCAACGGCCATAATGTAGTGAGCGCCAGGTACCGGCTTTTCAAAAGCGCCTTTTACGCATCGGTTATAATTACGGAAAATACCTGTTCCGTCGGTCAAAAACTCGGCTTCAAACTCTTGCTTAAATACACGCTCTGCTAGTTCGGCCTTTGCGCTTGCTACCTCGTCCGGGTTTATAAAAGGGTTGTCGGTTGTCTTAAAGTGCCATGCTTGCCAGTCTTGGCCCTTGTTGTTGAATACATCGTAGAACCAGTTAGCACCGGCTGGCGTTGAACAAAACAAAGCTTTACCTTGCTTATCTGCTAAAGCTGGCCTGATTGCTTCGTGCCAGGCGTCAGCTTTCATAAAAGCCGCTTCGTCTAATACAGCAAAGTCTAAACCTTCGCCGCGCAAAGAGTCTACGTTGTCTGCTGACTTAACTTGCAACCAACCGCCGGATAAAAAGCTGATCCGTCTGTCAGCTTCGCGGATTTCGGTTTGTGGTATATCCCTTGCCATTTTCTTAATAGTGCGCCAGCCGATAGACGAAACCGGGAACGATGGCGAAACCCAAAAAGCGGCTTTACCTTGAACGGCGTTTACTAGGGCCATAAATGCGGCAAGCTTTGATTTTCCCCAACGACGACCGCAGGCCAGCACCTTAAACCGTGCCGGGCTTTTGAATACTTCCTTTTGCCCTGGGTGCAAGTTTGCGCTTATGTTTATTTCTAAGCTGCTCATTCTAAGTCAATCTTGATTTCAACCTTTACAGGTTCCTTGCCGCCTTCGATCTGCGTTTCCTGCTTTGTGTGATACTGGTTGCGGTGGCCGTTTGCTAATATCCATTGATAAGCTTTTGGGTCTTCGCGCTTTTCTGCTAGTTCTACAATTCGACGCATACAAAACGCTGCATTCTCGGCTTTTGCGGCTTCAACCGCCTCTGAAAACTCTTTATAGTCGCTTTTATACTTGTAAAACTGCGCTTCGCTTATGCCGGCTATCTCTGCGGCGTACTTATAAGTCAAGCCTTGCCTTAATCCCTGACATACTTTTTCAATGGTTTCTTTTGTGTATTTAGTAGGTCTGCCAATCTTTTTGCGTTGCTTTGGCTGAACCTGATATTCAATAGCTTTTTTTCGTGGCACGTTTACTCTTGCCTGCCTTGCTATACGCAATAGCCGCCGCTTGTTTTTTGCTTTTGCCGGCTTTAACTTCTTTGCGAATGTTTTCGCTTATTGTTTTCTTGCTCTTTCCTTTTTTTAATGGCATGAAAATTTATTTATGCTCTTTTGTGCGGTGTGTCAATTATTTTTTTGAATATGTGCGCTATGACATCGACCGTCCAACCGTTTCCAAGCATTTTATAACGCTGAGTATTGCTGACGCCGCTTGTATAGTTATCCGGCACGGTTTGCAACCTTTCGCACTCTAGCGGTGTCAGCTTTCTCCAAGTCTTATAGTCGGTTGTCGTCTTTGGTTCTAAGTTGCCACCGGAATGAGCATTTAATGTGGGGGCTTTTCTAGACGGATCATAAACTCTACGAACATAGTCATGGCCTTTTAAGTCAGCATATCCAGCAAGCTTACAGACTCCTGTGTGTTGTCCGTGATTATCCAATCCTTTATGATAATTTGCATCTAGGCATATGGCTTTTTCATTTCTCAACTCAAGCTTTCCGTAACTTTTAATAATGCCAATCTCATCATATTGCAGTATATCAGCAAGCATAATCCCTTTGTCTTCTGGCTGTTCAATAGGTAAGTTTGACCAATATAGCCTGCGCCGGTTTTGTGCGCTCACTAAAGCACTATTAATTTCTACTGGGTCAACTCCCATATATTCAGTTATGATTTGCTGACTTTCCTTTTTCATTTTTACATTTTCTAGCAAAAAATACTTAGGTTTGCATTCGTCTTTCAATCGTACAAAATCAAAAAATAACTTACTGCGCGGATCGTCAAAGTTTAACTGCTTACCGGCAAAAGAAAATCCCTGGCAAGGTGAGCCGCCTATAAGTAAATCTATTTTTGGTAAGTCTGCGCCTTTGACATTTTGAACGTCTCCAACGTGAATAATGTCCGGCCAATTCTTTTTAGCAATCGTTATTGCATATTTATCAATCTCGCTGGCAAAATAGTTGTCAACCTTGATCCCAGCTTTTTCTAAGGCAAGACGACCGCACGCCATCCCATCAAATAAACTAAGTACGTTCATTTTTTGTCGGTCGTCTCAATAACTGTTTATCAATTTCGACAATATCTGCTAAGACTTGCTCTAGGGTGTGGCTTGTCGTATATCGTAACACGCGCCATCCTAGCACCTGGGCGGCGTTGTATTTGTCGCAGTCGTTTTTATAGCCGGTTCCGCGGCTATGGCGTCCGTTGGTCCATATCCCACCTTCAAATTCAACCGCTACCTTGTACTCCGGGTTTGCAAAGTCAAAGCGCCAGCGGCGTTTCGGGTGAAAGCGATACTCCGGCTCCCAATCGTAAAGTAAGGTTTTTAAGTCATTCTCTGTCATATTCCACACATTCCTTCACATTCGTTTTGCATTCCCGAAAAAATGCCTAGTTGCTTATTTTCAAATTGTGGATTTAGTACAACGTCTTTTAATGGTTTGCAGCTTTTATGTAAGTATTGCTTGCCTGTCATTCCTGTTTTTATTTGTCTGACTTTTTCGTCAAAGTCAACGGCTTTTTCCCATTCGTCTGGATAATCGTTTTTTAAAATTTGCCATTCTAGGTCATTCCTGTATGGACAAATATAGCAAGCGGACCTCGGCGGTTTTTTGATATTGTTTTTTTGCATAAACTCAATGCAATCTTGTCTCGTAAAGTTCATTTGTTCAATTAATGGGTAGCGGTTGGTTACCCATTTCTCAGGCGAAGTTTTCATGCGCTGGATTTCGTCAACGCTGATTCCTAAAAGCATTTCAACTTTGTGCTTGATTCTTTGGCTTTTCTTATATCCTAAAATGCGTCGTACTGCTTTATTTATTGGTTTGATTTTATAATCTGCGGTGCATTGCCTTTTTCCAATTCCTTTTGATCCGTCCGCGTGCAATACATACAGCGGCGCCGAAACAAACTGGCTGTTAAGCATATCGACT